GCTTCATTCACAAACTGGATCATAGGCTTGCCCTCTTTCCCAGTTCCACCATGCCAGACGACTTCCTGAAACTTCATAGGCGTGACGCCTTTTTTGTCAGCAAGCTCCACAGCGACTTCCTCAACAGCGCCATATGTGTTTGGCGTGGGAACTTGCTGCTTATACCCAATCGTCATCATCTGCTCGTCCATAGTCGCACGATCTTCGGCGCCCTGAAAGTTTGTAGAGAAATTAAACCGCTTCGGGTTTGTCTTTGGGTTTATGCCGCCCTCAGCCTCAATTTTAGAAGCTGCTTTTGCGTTATTACCTAAAAAACGACCGCCGATTGGATAAGGGTAGTCAAATGTATTTTCAGGCAACCCAACTCCCTGCGCTTTTCTAAAGTTGTCATACCCAGCCATTAAGAGATTTGCTTGAGGATCTGCGCCACCGGTCCACGCAGCCATTGGGTCTGCAAACATTTCTTGAAATTTTTGGCGCCCTAATTTATCACCGTATTCATTAATAAATTCTTGCTCAAGTTGGCCCATGTAATACCAATCTGACGTATTTGGCCTATCAATGCCTTTTTCGTATGCATCAAGAAGATTTCTTTTTGATTGAGGGTTGTTGTAAAACTTTCTGTACTTATCAACTGTTTCCTGTTTTGCCGGCAAAACAGAAAGGGTCTGATTTGACTGCGAAGCCACCGGATATTTATAGCGATCAACCGTGAACCGATCAGAGATATTGAAATATGGGTCATAATCTCCGGCAGTTATCCGCCGCTGGGCATCATCCCGAACCTTTTTTACAGCTTTAGCTTCAGGGCTTTCACTTTTTGCTAGGTATTCTTTGCCCTTCTTTTTGTCAAACTTAGTAACCGGCGGCGTCACTTCAGGGTAACGCTGACGTAGTGCAAATTTTATAATATCATCTAATAAATTCATATCACCATTTCACCTTGCTACGCGCCAATTCTCTTTTCCCACTCATAGCATTTCACTTGCTGTATCGTGTGCGTCGGATATTTGAGCTGCAGCGCTATGACGCCATTCTGCATAAAATCCGCTATGCACTCATTCTCTGTGCTGAAGGATGGACCGCCAACTGCAAAACATATGTCTTGCGCACACAGGAGAACAAATGCAGTAAACATCACATGGTTTTTATCTCGCTTCTCTTGATTTCCGCTCTTTTGGAACGGCCACTCTGTGGCAATCGCCCCGCTCCTGACAGCCTTCCGTCGTAGGACATTCTTCACATGGGGTAAATGGCTCAGACATTACTTCTTATCCTTCTTCTTCGGTTTCTTCGCAGTCTTCGCGGCAGCTTTAAACGCCTTTGCGCTCGGCGCGCCTTTACTTCCAGCCTTGCGCATCTTTTCGCCGCTTCCCGCCGCAATGCGCTTACGCTTAGCGTGAATATTCGCATAAAGACCCTTTTTCGGCATTATACACTCCTGAATACCTTTCCCACATAATACAGCATTTTTGCTACTACGGAACCCCGCGCGTGGGAGGTCGCGCGGGGGAGCCGGCAGCTCTTGCGGCGTGGAAGGATGCAGCCGCTGATATTTTTTAACATTTTTATGCTTTTTCCGCAATTAAACGCTTGTAAATAAAATCTAGTTAACTTAATGTTAACAGTGAAGGATGCAACAACCATACCAACCCAGCGCTGGGAGGCGCAAAAACATGACAAACTTAAAACGCGAAACCCGTTTCATCGAAATTATGATCTCTAACGTCTTGGACGGCTTAGACCGCACGCCGTACAGACTGACCAAGTCTGAAAAGGCTAAAGCGCTAAAAGTGCTTGAAGTCAAAAAGACTAACCGCGACAGCTCAAACTGCAGCAAAGCGGGGCGCAACCGCATCCTAATCAACTTGTCATACTGGCAGATCAAAAACGTCGAAACCGGCGTCGTTAAATTCCGCACGACAAAAGCTCAAACTAAATACGGTTACGTCTGGTGGACGGAATACAAGTCATTTGACAACGACCCACGCTGCGGCGGGATGTTCGTTAAAGTCGGCGACGTCGATCACGGTAACCTAATCCAAGTCACGCATGAGTTGTCGCACTATGTGCAGTACACGCTGTGGCATTCAGACAAGTCTCGCTGGGCGCACATGCGCCAGCCGCACGGCGAAGGCTTCAAGCAGATTTATCGCATCTTGCGAGATCGCTTCGTCAACGACGAGCAAGCGCGCGTGAGCTTCCTGATGGAATGCAACGGCCAAGAATGCTTTGAGTACATTGGCTAAGCCATGACATTCTTCTACGCGCTCATCATCGAATACGCTTTGCAGGGTCACACCCTGCAAGCACGCATGTACCTCGACAGCTTCAAGGCGTGCTCAGACGCTCTTGTGGCCGCGGAGGCGCTGTCAGACACGTTGCCGGCGGATCTCTACTGCGAGAACACCGGCAAGTTGTCTGGATCAATACGGCCAAAGCTACGGCCACAAACGCTCAAAACGGAGGAAGAGAACCCATGAGCATTCAAACTGAACTACGTCAAACCGCCTCGCACACAGGCGCCATCGAAACTATGGAAACGGTTTTAACGCCGGAAAAGGCGCGTGCATGGCTAGAAAGAAACACGTCAAACCGCCCAGTCAGAAGTGCGCACTTAAAACACCTAACGCGCGAAATGTCACTGCGTCGCTGGGTGCTTAGCCCAGAGCCTATCGTGTTCGCAAAAAGCGGCAGGCTTTTAGACGGCCAGCATCGCCTGCTCGCCTGCATTCAGAGCGGCGAAACAATCCCCGTCACGGTGTCACTGGTAGAAAACGAGGACGTGTACCTTGTCCTCGACCAAGGCGCAAACCGGTCAACCGCCGATCTACTTGACTTACCGGCTGCTGTGATATCTCCGGTGCAGTACCTCTTGAGATCATGCGTTCCGCAAGCGCGCAAGGTAACGCAGTCGGATCTCAGGCCGCTAGTCGATTTGGAATTGTTCGAGCACTCAAAGTACATTCACGAAATCATAAAGCCAAAGCACAAGCGCTTTAAGGCAGCTCCGTTCAGGGCGTCTTACATCATGTCGATTATGCTTGGAAAGATATCGCAAGAGCGCGCGGCGCAAGCCTACTCAGACTTGTCTACCCTGAACATGATCGAATGGACGCCGGTGATGAAAAGCCTGTACACGCAATTTGACGACACGCACAAAATGGCCGGCCATAACAGCGCCTTAAACAACTCTTGGTTTATGCGTGGCTTCTACATGTTTGAAAATGTTGACGCAGACAAAAACGAAGTCAGAATTACATCTCAGTACCAAACAAACGTCGCAAATCTTGTGCGCCGTAAAATAAAATTCATTTACGAAACGCAAGTTTTAAAACAAACTGATTAAGAACACCTTGGGCGCTAATGGCGCCCAGCGTAAGCCGTGAGTGCGCCGGTGGGTTTTGTCTTTGTTCTCCCGCCAAACCACGGCAGTGCGAGCCGGTTTATGGGAACTGGTGATCGCGCAATCAGAGGGAGGCGGGTTTTTGCTCCTTTCGACCGCCTTCCTCGCTACACAACACCCTTAATAGAACGCCGCAACGGCTTTGACCAGCTCCCCGAGCTGGCGCGACCAAATGCCATAGTCGTGTGGTCATTCGCAAGCGCTAAGCACAACGCATCCGCGCGGTCGGGCGAATTCACGCCCCGCTTCTTCATCGCCTCCTTGCTCTCGACTTGCATCTTGCCGGAACTGGTAAAATGATATCTCGGCGCCGCAAGATCCGCATACAGCGCGTCATCCTTCGGCAACTTAACGTCCAAATTTTCCATCCACTGCTTCGCCTTAAACCACAGCTCGGCGCGTAAATTGATATATGTGTCCTTTTGGGAGCTACGCTCAGACACGTTCAATCCGCGCGCCGGAAGGTCCAGCTCACGCAGTCGGTCGAGCACCCCCGCCCCGAAGCCGTTACTATCAACGATAATCTCAATTGGCCGCTTAGACGGCGGCATCGCGTCATATTCCGCCTTCACGGCGCCCGTGAGCTGCATCAGGTCGAGATTTCGCCAAACCGTCATAGGATGTATCACCGGACCCTGCCGCTTACACAAAACGCTGCTATCGTTTCCCTGACGCGCAACGTCCAAACCCCATATGGCCGGCGTGTCTTCGTCAATCTTAATCTCGTTATTCATCGCGTGCTCAATCAACGAAACCGGAATAACCGTGTCCTCCTCGGCGGGCGGGAAATTTCCAAGCACACGCACATGGTACGCGGGGCTATCCTCGCCGTACCGCTTTTTCATGTCCTCAACGAAATCCTCGCTGACGCGCGGGCTTGTGACACACGAAACATGCATCGTGTACCAATCCTCGCGTAAGCGATTGTGCGTGTCGTAAAAGAAACCCGTGTTCCGCGTCGGGTTACCCGTCAAAACCGTCGTCGCAGAATGGCCAGACATCGACCCAGACGCGGCCTCAAACACCGCATTCGGGACACCGCTGGCTTCGTCGGCAATAAGGAGGACGTTCTCGCTGTGGACACCGGCCAGTGCCTCCGGCTGCTCGGCTCTACTTGTACGGCATGATATAAACGTGCTCTCGGGCTGGCTCTTCAACTCAATACGGTCAGACTTGATCTCCAGCAAATCGTTAAAGGGCGGCTTCAGGCGCTTGGCGACGTTCTTCATCTCCGCGAAGCAGGCGTCGAAAAGCTGAGATGACGTGGGCGCCGTAACAACGGTCTTTGAGGGTACGCGCATCAGCACATGCCAAATAGCCGCCATGGCCACTGCAGTCGATTTGCCGACGCCGTGGCCAGAGCGAACAGTGACGCGCCGTACCGCCGGAGCGGCGATAGCGTCTAACAACTCCGTTTGCCACTCGTCAGGCTGGATCCCGATGACCTCTTGAGCAAACGCGACGGGGTCGTCACGGTATCGCTGCATCAACGTGATAAACGGGTTTTCCTGAGATTTTTTTTGCGTAATCATGTTAACACCTGTTTTTGTAAAATTTTTTGACGGGGAGGTGTGATGGGGTCATGTGCATTTGCACCGGCCCGATCGAACAAAGGGGGGGTCCGAAAGCGATCCGGAGGCCGAGGTATGCAAAAACCGCATGGCTAAAGCAAAGTCGTATAAGATGAATTATGTTAAATTCGTGATTATCTATGTGAAAAGCGTTACTTTTCAATGACTTACAGAAGATGCGTATGAACAATAACCTATGCACTACGCGCAAACCACAACATCTAGTGTTCTTGCTGCAGCGCGGCAACAATTCCGGTTGCAATTGAACGCTTGTTCAGTTACGCGCGCACGCGCGTGCGCGACTGTGGACCGATCCGCGTTTTCGCGCTCAACCATCGCTCACGTCCTCCGCCTCACCGTCGATCACGTCGCCAAGCAACGCAGCCGCTTGCGCGTGCAAGTCGTTGACACTGATGTTGATTGCGACGTCACGCTGCCTCGTATCGTACTGAGCGTTCAGCTTAGACGCCATCCACTTGTCCGTATCGACTTGCAAGCGAGACACGTTGACTGTCGCAGGGTCAGCGTTCTGCGCAGTCTCGACCGCTCGCTCGGCATAGTAGTGACCAGCCTCAAGTTGTGCGGCGTGATATCTGTCACGCCGTCCAACCTTCGCGTCTAACCACGCGCCGAATATCTTGTACCCAATGTTATGCTCACGCATGATCTGTCGCACGCTCTTACCTTGCGCGATATCTTCGAGGATCTGGTCCTCTCCAATCTTCTCTAGCTCAGCGACCTTTGCCTTACCGACTGCCTTTACCATGGTATCTCATCTCCACCTAAGTCCCAGTTAATCCGGTCATCACCGTCACGCACCATGCGCGTCACCTTTGCGTCCGGAAATGCGTTGAATGCATTGTTGAGAAATGTCTCGGTCCAATCGAACCTGATGATACGCGCAGCATCCTCAAAGCTATACACAATCCACTTCGGATGCTCGCGCCGCAACTCTGCCCACCCATGCAATGCGAAGCACACGATATCTCCGTCGATCTCCACACAATACGCATGAGGCGGCAGCGGCTTGTGCCCTGCATCCATCGCAGACTTCTCCAGCACGTCCCACGCTCTCATAAGCTGTGTCGCAATCTGATTTGTGCCGACGACATCATTACTCATGACACGGTCGTGCAGCGCTTCATACGCAGCCTCAAACCTCCCCGCCAGATCCGGATGCACAAGGTTAGGCAACGTATCACCCCACTTCGCTATCTTCTCCTTAGCCTTTTCATCTAGTGGACGTAACTGCCCCCAGACGCCAGCACTGATCTTAGTACCATGATCCGCCAGCGTACCCTTCGCCTTGGCGTCCTTGTAGTTCACTCTCTTCTTAGCCATGATATTCCTTCCTCTTTCCTCACTTACTTTTCCTAGCCTCACCTCATCCTCCTTACCTGCATATAATATATGCAAGTAGTAAGGAGGAAGGTTGAAACGCTAATTCTCCTAACCTTCCTCACCTTTCCTCACCACAAGTTAGGAAGGTTAGGATCAGTGTATCGTGCCATTGCTACCCTCTAGAAGGAGCGCCTGATTAAGCGCCTTGGCCATAGACACATCTATGTCGATGCCCTGCAGCACCTCCATTACGAATGCCAAGTCAAGCGCCGCTGATGACATCATTGGCATTTCATCTGCGCACCACTCGATCGCGGCGCCTCCGATTTCCTCGTCCCAGACGATGCGCCCAAGCTCCAGCTTGTTTTCGTCTTCTTCGATTTCACGTATTGGCATTGTCATGTGTCACCTCCTTAAAGTTAGACATGTCAAAGTATAGCATAGGCTCGTAGTCTTGTGGATCGTCACGTCGATCGCTGCCTCCGAAGTCCACAGAATTATTTGGGTCATCCGGCGGCAGCTTACACATCGCCAGCTTATCGCTGAACTGCACGGCTAGGTAACACGGCAAATTTGTGGTCGCCGTGAGTTGCTGCGCCATGAGAACCTTGTGCAGCGAGATCATGTATGTCGGGTACTTCATCATAGGCGTCTTGCGCTGCCTCGCCTCGACGAAGCCGATTGCCTTGCCATCCTTCCACGCCATGAAGTCTAGCTGCAGCTTGATCGGCATCTTACGCAGCAAGCATCCGTAGCGCTTCTCAATTATATTTTGGATCCGGCGCTCGTTTGCTAAGTCTTCTTTGGTTTCGTACATTGGCCTATTCACTGTCCCACCTCCGATGCTCTGATCCACTCCCCGACGTATACCGCCGGACGTTCTTTACCTTGTCGCTTGTCATGCCAATCCTCCTTGCGTAGCACGTCTGTCTTTATCCATGTCTCAAGTATTGACTTAGCCTTCGCCTTTTCGTGCGGCTTCTCCAAGTCTAGATCCAGTATCGACGCAACCGCAGCCCCCGCCCAATTCGCGGCGCTCGCCTGCGCGCTCCACAGGAACGGCTCGTCACGCTCCGCCCGCGCCGCAACCATGCGCTGCATGTCCATTGCGTGGCGCACCGATACGCCGTCGAACAGGTCAGGCATTTTGAACGGCACACACACGCCCACCCACTCACCGTTTGGCAGCTCCACGCCCTCCATACGGCGGTACAGAGCCTTGTCTGCCGGCGGCGCTAGGTTTGCCTTGCCGTCGTCAACCCTGAACAGGCCGCGCGCATCTTCTTCGCTAATGCCGATTTTCTTTACCTGTTCGCTGGTAACCTTGTTTATGACGCGCGCCGCACGGGCTGCACCGATCAGAGATCCGGCGCCGCGCACGCTATCAACTGTGACTTCGTCGCCGTTTGTCTTGCGTACATGGTGCGTCAACACAATCGCAGCTCCGGTCTGATCCGCGACCCAGCGCGCTGCGGCGACGGCTTTGTTCATCTGCACGTTGTCGTTTTCGTTGATGTCATTGAAGCCAACCCACGGGTCGATGAAGACCATCCCGATGTTGTGACGTTTTATTTTTTCGACCATGTACTGCAGCATGTCTTCGTCTGTCAGGATGCCGTCGCGGGTACTTATCGCAAACTGGATGCCAAGCTCACGTCCGGCGTCAAGAAACAGCTTCCCGCGTATATCCTCCGGCTTGATGTTGTACTTGATAAAGATTGCCGCATATCTGCGCTGCATCTCCTCCAGCGGATCCTCGCCGTTGATGACCCAGACGTTGACGCTCTCATGCACGGCCTCCTCTAGCAGCGGCTTGCCTGTGCAAATTGCAACGCTCTCCACGTTCTGCATAGACGTCTTACCGACGCCGCCCATTGACGCAAGCACGCTGACATAGCCTCTGATGTAGTGGCGACCGTAGATCCAGCGCCGAGGCGGGATTGACGCAGGGTCAACAAACTCGAATTCTGTTGGCCACTGGCGCTCAAGCTCTTTTTGCTCTTGCACCTCAACTTTGTATGGTTTAGCAGTTGCGAGCGCTTCACGCAGCTTGTCTTTTCCAAGAGCTCGGAGATAATCGTTGGCGTCGGACACGCCTTCGATGTCAAGTGCGTTGAAGCGCACGACATACACCGCGGTGCTACCGTCACCGGACAGGACGTCGGCACATTTCTCCACATCCAAATCCGGATCCGCGCAGATCGTCACATCTGACGCCCGCGGCGGCACATATGTCGCCATACCAGCCTTGCCAAACGTACAGATCACCGTCGCCTCGTCCCCACACGCCTGACGCACGCTGAGCGCGTCCTCTGGCCCCTCTGTGATGATGATTGGCCTGTCTGGCTGCATCTCGTTTATCTGCATCACATTGCCAGCTATGACGCCGCGTGAATACTTCACAATGCCGTTGTGCTCGCGCTTCTTTCCGTCTTGCGTTAGAAGTACGCCCTGAATTCCTTCGACATCTCCATCTGGCGTGAACGCTGGAAAGATAATCGCCGGACC